GTATAGCCCCCAAGCACAAGCAAAAAAGGGGGTGTAAAAACACGCCCACAGATATAAATAAAACAATTGAAAAACCATTGACAAGCTGAATTGCAGGGTGTACGATTAGAGAGCAATAAGCTAAAAGAAAGGAACAGCAACGTGAATTACCAATTTAGAAACAATGCCGAGCTTGCGCTCATTATGGCAGCCATAGAGGTACTATGAGCATAATGAAAGACTTTGACCTATCGGACGGCACAAATGCAGTGGTGCAGGTATCAATCAGCACTTACAGCAAGCCACGAGTAGCCATCAGTTTTGACAGCAGCCAGTCGCAGTTTTGCAAATGGATGTCGCTAGACGAACTCAAGCTCTTCCGATCAGTCATTGATCTAGCAATCGCCGAGGCAGACGCAGAGGGCAAAAAAAGTGCGTAAGCATTGGGACATCAAGCGAACCCCTAGGGATCACTGGAACACTCACGATTACGCCATAGCAAAGTTTTTCAAGGGTTTGCCGAGCCGAGGCGGTATCGCCGGCAATCGTGCTTACCTCTTGATCTATAATGCTGAACGACCAAGCCTATCAACCATAATTTCCGAGGTAATCTAATGACGAAAGGACAACTAGAAAGGCAAATACGAACGGTCTTGCAAGCCGATGAGCAGAGCCGCAACAGCGACATACGGCTCACACAGGTACTTTGGTTCAAGTTCTACCCAACATATTTGTTGCAACGTGGCGGCGCAGTCTATGTGGACATCACAAAGCTGTACGAGCTACCACGAGAGGACAATATCAAACGGATCAGGGCGAAAATCCAAAACGTGGAAAAACAATTTGTGCCGACAAGCGCAGAGGTCGCCAAAAAACGAGGTTGGAACATTGACGATTGGAAAAGCTATTTGGGCTACCCAATCAAAGGTGAACCGAGCCGCCGAGCAATAGCAACTAACGCAGAACTGGATCAGCAATTAGCCGACAGTTTGCAGAAAGACAATAAAAACGATGAAAAAACTGATACAGAAAATCCGAGCTTATTTGACAGCGAAAGCCTTGCTACGCCGCCAACTAGACGACCTAACGGATTTGACACTCATTGACCGGATGTTGGGCGACACTAGCCCTTACATCAAAAAGTAGCCACTGGCATTTGGAACAGCAAGAACCTATACCAGTGGACTACAGATAAATAATACCAGTCGCTTGCTATTTTGTATGCTATAAGCTAAACTAGACAAGTAACAATTAACGAAAGGAACAGCAAATGCCTATCAAAGATCAAATCAAAGTGGAAAAGCAGGTCAAGTCGGAACTTGAGCTTTACCAGAGTGAGCAAACCAAACTAGAGCAGTTGCAAAATGAATTACAAGCTGACCCAAAGTTCGCACAATTCATTGAGGCACAGCAAAGTTTTAGGAAATTGGAAAGCGAAGTGTGGGGCAAGGTAGAACAGGTGATGAAAGATAACAATATCGTTTCAATCAAGACCGACCTAGTTACCCTGACCATCGCCAACCGTACAAGCTACGATGTGGATTTGGACTTACTACCTAACAAGTTCATCAAAAAAGTGCCGGACACAACCAAGATCGCTACTGCCGCAAAATTGAACGGCGAACCGCCAAAGGGTTGTTCACCAAAAGTAACAAGCTACCTAGTAAAGCGATTTAAGTAATGGACGCTATTGAGCAGGTCAAGCAAAAACTTTACGAAAAATACTGCCCTGAAATTGACAAAGACACGCCGGCAAGTATCGTAATTGCCCACGAGAAAAACAAGGTGTTGGTTGATACTAGCATTTTGTACGTTCAGAAAAAGATTGCCGAAAAGAAAGAGGAAAACGGTAAGTGGGTTGCAAAAAACCACTACGCCGCCGATTTCCTGCTACAGTCAATCGCAGAGTGCATAGACAACGATTTCGCCTTGGATGGGATCAACTACACCCTGACCGGCAACCGTATGTATATGCCTACCTACAAGGCTTTCAAGAACAAACTTTACAAGGTTTACCCGAACACCGTGATTGACTTGCAGTTGATCCGTGACGGCGACACCTACAGTTTTGCCAAGGAAAGCGGCGCAGTGATCTACCAACACAACATCGCTGACCCATTTGAAAGCAAGCAGCGCACGATCATCGGCGCATACTGTGTCATCAAGAACACTAGAGGTGAGTTTTTGGAAACCCTGAACCAAGAGGACTACCAAAAAATGCGTGACGGCAGCAAAAACCCTAGGCTTTGGGACAAGTGGGAAAGTGAGTTTTGGCTCAAGTCGGTCATCAAACGTGCCTGTAAGCGGCATTTCAACGACATCACCGCCGCCATTGAGGAAAAAGACAATGAGGTTGTTGGTTTAGCCGATATTGTCAAGGCGACACCGACCAAGAAAAAGTCTATAATTGAGGCTAAGAAAGCAAAGGCAACGCCGCCAAAGGAACAGCAAGACGATGGCAATTCAGATACTTGAAATCACCCAAAACACGGACGAGTGGCTAAAAGCTCGTGAGGACAAGGTTACCGGCTCAATCGCCGATAGCCTACTCACGAGGGGGCTAGAACAAGCCCTGAAAGAAAACTACCGGACGTTCAACGGCAACTATTTTACGCAGCGTGGTCACATCCTAGAGGACGAGGCTATTGAGGTATACGAGGCGATCCACGAGCTAACGGTTGATCGGGTCGGGTTTGTCGTCAACGACAAATACCCGAACGCCGGCTGTAGCCCTGACGGTCTTGATGGCGATTGGCTCATTGAGGTCAAGTGCTTTGGCGAAAAAAAGCACCTAGCGATCCGCAAAAAGGGCGACATACCGTTCAAAATAATGTCGCAGTTGCAATTCAATATGATGATTTCCGGTAAGAAAAAGTCACGGCTCGTTATGTATAACCCTGACGTTGCTGATGACGATTTGGCTTACTGTGAGATTGAGGTAAGGGCTGATCCGGCGATCCAACGCAATATGGCAGCCAAGTTAGGGGGCAAGTGATGGCAAAAAAGCTCAAGGAAACACGGCTGCAAACCACGCTCAACAACTACGCAAAAGACCTCAAGGCACTTAGCACGATCAAGCCCAAGCAATTTGACATCCTGACAGTCGCAACGATGATAAGCAGTACGCCGCAGCGCAAATGGAACGCCGCACAAGCCATCGTCAATGCAACGGTTGAGAAAAAAGAGTGTGAGGGTCGGCTCAAGGTGCTGAAAGCTACCAAAATGCTTGAGGCAAGCAGCGCAGCCAAAAAGGGCAAACTGTCCAACGCAGATGACCGCAAAGCCTACGTTGATAACGACAAGGGCGTACAGGCTGCCGAGATTGACCTAATCAATGCTGACGCAGAGTTGGCAGCCGCAAAACTAGGCTATGAGTGCCTAGATGATCTGTTCACTGCCGGCAAAAAGATTATGGACTGGTTGAGCGAACAGGAACGTGCTACCAAGCAATATGACCAGTTCGTGGCACAGGCAAGGCGACACGGATGATCCGGCACACGATCCAAGCAGGACAGACGTTTATGTACATCGCCGAGCATACCGGCAGGGTCAAGCTACGACAGCACGAAATAGCAGACTACGTTGCGATGTGTAAGGTGGTAGAGGGCAACAGCAGATTGCCAAACCTGCTTGGTGTTGGTGATGTGCTTGATTTACCCACTAAGGCAGAGTGGAAAGGTAGGAAAAAATAATGATAACGTGTTGTAAAGATTGTGGGCATTGGCATTTCAGGGGCGACCCTTGCCCTGCCCCAAGAAAGGTTGAAAAATGAGAGAGATAAACTATAGGGGTATGATCCGCAGCACAGGCAAGTTTGTGTACGGATTTCCGCAAGTCAATCGTGATGGTAGGGTTGTCATCGTATGGCAGGACACCAAAAACAAGTGGTTCGGCGAACAGGTCGTGCCGGAAACGCTAGGGCAACTGACCGGACTAGAGGACAAAAACGGCGATCCAATTTACGAGGGCGACATCTTGCAAGATAAAAGTTGGAAAGGCAAAAAGCCAACAGGTGCTATGAAATGGGACGGTTGGGGTTGGTCGCAGTTTGCCCCACTGGAACGCTTTGAAATAATCGGTAATATACACCAGAATAAGGATTTGCTCAATGAAAATAACTAACTACCGGCTAGAGCTTGCATTTTTGATACCGGACGACAAAAAATTGTCGGTGCAAGAGGTTCAAATTACTATCGCCCGATCACTTGAGGCTATCAACAAAGATACGCTGAAACAGATGAAAAGGGGGGCAGTTAGGTTCAATAGCTTGCAGGACTTGACCGACTTTGATTTAGAATTGCAAGCACTAAAGCGGGATTGGAACGCCCGACAGAAAGCAAAGGCAAAGGCAAACTAATGGCACGACTGGTGGAAAGTCAAATTGAGGACATCAAAAAGGGTTCACGCCCACCCAAGCATTGGGGTAGCCGTGACTATACCTACAAAAAAGACCTGTTGAAACGGCGCAAGGTGGCACGGCAGCGCAAGAAAGCAAGCCGGCAGCGATGATTTGGGTAGTAATCATCATCGTAGGTTTGATCGCCCTGTGGTGTTTCGCCTACGATGACACGCCGTGCGAACGTATTGAAATGGGCTATAATTGCAAAGGTAAGCACTGTGAGTGCAGAAAGGTACAGTATGAGGACGACTAGCATTTTAGTTTTGATGACGCTAACCGCTTTCGGCATTTGGATCACGATTGTTGCCGGTTGGTTGGCACTAAGCCTATACCTGTTTTTGCTGACCGCAATATCATTTACTATTGACGTAGCAACTGCAGCAAGGAGAATTGACGATGAACAAGGGGGCAAATGAACGAAATAGACCAACTAGCAGCAGCAGTGGTGTCGGCAGTGGCGCACATAATCGCACTACCGATCAGAACCGCCGTTTGGGTCGCAAAGGCGGCAAAACGATCACTGAAAAAACCGCACTTCGTGGGTTTGGCTCAATGGAAAAGTCGCAGCTCAAAGAGGCGACTAGCAAAGGCGGCAAAAAAAGGTGGGCAAAGCCGATCAGCACTTGATAAGTTCAAGTTGCGATATGAGGACGTAGCCCCTAAAAAGTTTGGTGGCAAAAATGGAAAGCACAACATTAAATGACACGCTGTATATGGCACACACTCTACTGCCAGTCTTGTACTTTGGGCTTGGCTGCCTGATACTAGCGTCAATACTTGAAAGGATCGGCAAGCGTGGAACAGCACGAAAAAATCGCAAAGGTAGAGCAGCACCGAGATCAATTATTGTCACGGCAGAACCGACTACTGAACGAATTGTCGTTAGTAGAACGCCAGTTGGACGATGTGATCCACATATTGGGTCGGATGGGGTACAGCAAATGCAACAGCCTGACGAGCCGCACACGCCGGCACTGTACGTCATACGAGGGGGCAAAGCCTGATGGGTGAGCCTTACCGCACATATTTCAAGCCTAGCAATTTCAACAAGCACCGCACCGCCGGCGGCTTTGACAGCCGTTTTGAGCGTTCAATCGGTGACGAGTTGCAGGAACAGGTAGATAGCGGCGCAATCAAAGCCTATGACACCCAATTTATGGTTGAAATGATTGCCTACCGCAAGGACGGTACGCCGGCGATCCGCAAAAATCACAAGGTGGACTTTCGTATTCACCATCTTGATAACAGTTTTGAGCTTTTAGAGGCAAAGGGAATTGAAACCGATGACTACAAAATACGCCGGCAATTCTTACTGGAACTGTGGCTGCCGGAACATCGTGACCACTATTACACGGTAGTCAAACAGAGTAAGCCCAAAAAACAATGGAAAAACCATTGACAATACCGCTTTTGTTTGCTAGTATATAACTATTAGCTAAAACGAAAGGAAAACAAATATGGCTAAAACAAAAAACAAAAACCTATTCACAATTTGGCACTACCAAAAGCCAAACCAGTACACGTTCATCAATCAATAAATTAGCAAAGGAACAGCAAACCAATGAAAAAAGAAATCACCACCCCAAGTAAACGAGATCAGGTCAAGCAGTACGCAACATCAGCAGTGAAAGTCGCTTTGGCATTAGCCTTTGTGATCGCCGCTATGAACCTTGCCGGCTACCTGCAACTATCAGCAGTCGCCAAAGAAGTTTTGGCAGCCATCAACGGCTTAACAGGCATTTGGATTTTGATTAGCAACGTGCGCTAGGCGTTGCATATCATAAGCAACTTGCTACAATGAGTGGGTCATCTAAACAAGGACACGCTGAAAGCCAAAAACGACCAATCCTGACTGCTTTCAACGCTATGAAATTAGCAATATCAATCGTGGTAATGATTATGTTTGTGCAAGCCGCCGGCTCACCACACGCAAAGTCAGACCCAATGTACGAAAAGAAACTGCCGGCGATCACACAGACCGCACACGCAGAGGCTTTGCCTAAAAGCAAGTCGGTTGCGCCGGCGGTTGTTGCTACTGCCCCGACACCTGTTGTCACCCCACCTACGCCGCCAACCTGTCCTGATACGCAGTGGATTTGGGCGCAAGACGGACAATGCCACGACAAACCAGTTGTGGCTAGTCCGGTTGCGAGTGCGCCCACAACCCAAGCTACCTATGCCGGTAGTTGCGCCAATCAGGACAGTTTGCACGGTATGGATTATGTTTTTTGTCACGAAAGTACCTACAACGCCACCGCCACGAACAGTGAGGGTTGCGTTGGGCTAGGTCAGGCGTGTCCGGCAAGCAAGCTATATGCTGTATGCCCGACACTTGATGTTAGTTGCCAAATCAGCTATTTTAGCAGTTATGCCGCTAGTCGCTATGGCGGTTGGGACGGCGCAGAGAGCTTTTGGCGTAGTCACAGATGGTGGTAGACACAGGGCAGTAAAGTAGGTGTCCGGCAGGACGGAAACTAGGCTTGCAACCTCAATCCGAAACGCTGCCCTTTGTGTGCCACTTATGGTATTATGTAAGGACGAAAGGAACAGCAAACTATGTCGGGATTTTTCAACCCCCAACTCAAACGGCTAGAGAAAATGACCAATGTTATTGCGTCAAACAAGTGCTACGTTTCAGCCGATCCACGAGGTATGATCTTTCGCTTTGTCGTCAATGACGAAATCGCCCCACCAATTTTAGTAGATGAGCAGCTTGCCGGTCAGTTACACGGTATGATCGGTGAGTTTTTGGATTACCATAAACAACAGAGGGAAAAACAGGATGAAAGTACACTACAGCAGCCAAAGGCTTGATTGGAAAACCCCAAAAGCCGTATACCAAATCCTAGACGCAGAGTTTAGTTTTGACCACGACCCTTGCCCACCAAAGTATACGGTTGATGGTTTGACATCCGATTGGGGGGGGGGCGAACTATGTTAATCCGCCCTACGGAAACGAGTTGCCCAAGTGGATCGCCAAGGGCTACGCAGAGTGGCAGAAAGGTAAGACAGTTGTGTTTTTGATACCTAGCCGCACCGACACAAGGTGGTGGCACGACTTTTGTATGAAAGCCACCGAGATACGATTTATCAAGGGTCGGCTCAAGTTTGATGACCAGAAAAACAGCGCACCATTTCCGAGCGCAATAATCATATTCAGGGGGACTTTATGAAAGGTCATTGGTTCAAGTTCGTACTCTACAAAAAAGGCGCAGGTGGCGTAGAGGCAAAGCTAACCGAGTTTTGGGCATTGGACATAAACCGTGCCGTAAAACGTGTCCGGCGTGAAAATCCCGACTACCAACAGTGGTTCATCGTTCAAACAGGATGGTGGAAAGCCCTAGCAAGCCTACTGATGGGCAGCCACATCATCAAGTTCAAAAAGTGATAGGATTGTAGTATGGCAAAAACTCCTAAAAGTAAATCACCCAAACCAACCAAGCAGGTTGCGACAAACGACCTTGCTAGATTTGTGCCAAAGGGCGACATCAATGATAAGTTCGGCAGACCGACAGCCATAACGCTAACGGTGCTGCAAGATTTGAAATACGCATTTTTGCTAGGCTGCACAAACAAAGAGGCTGCATTGTACGCAGGGATCAGTGAAAGCACCTACTACCTTTTCGTGCAACAAATGGATGAGCAAACCAAAACTGATTTTTCGGAGTTAGTTGAGGGGTGGAAAGACGATATGATTTTGACCGCCCGAAAAACAATGCGTGTCGCAGTCAGCAAAGCCGAACACGCCAAGTGGTTATTGGAACGCCGCCGCAAGGATGAGTTCGCCCCAAGGACACAGCACGAGGTCAAAGAGGTCAGTGAGTTCAGCGACCTGACAGATGATGAGTTGGAAAAGATAGCTGCCGGCGGCACTGACGACTAGCATAAGGGTTGTTTTGTTATAGTAAGTGCGCTTTACTATAGTAATGATAGCTATTTACTGTAAATGCGCCCAATGCCTAGAGTTCTTTGAAACAAAAAAGCGGCGCAAATACTGTACCGACAAATGCCGGCAAGCAGCCTACTATGCTAGAAAGGTTGCCCACAATGCCTAGTATCAAACAGATCAAGGCGCAAATTGAAATCGCCAAACGCAAGAGCCGTGCGCCGGTGGGTGGCTTTCACCATTTCACCTACAAGGTATTCAGTGCTAGTTTTGACCCATTTGTGGGCGGCTCATACGTTGATGAGGTGATTGACGGTATGGAACAGCACCCTTGGACTATGGACATCACAGGGCGTGACCATTTCAAATCAACACGCTTATACGATCAGGTGATGTACGATATTTTCACCGCCGAGAAAGACCTTGAGGGTCACTATTTCAGCTACAACACCACCTTGAGCCGCTACCACCTTGCCAAGATCAAGCAGTTTATGGCTCGTAATCCGTTCTTTCGTGGGATCAAAGACCTCAATACGCAGTCGGACAGTATCTTGGACTTTTGGAACGGCAAAGCTCGTGTGACAGTCGCACCAGAGGGGCTACTATCGTTCAAACGTGGTATTCACGCAGATCGCATTTACATTGACGACCCACTGAAAGACCCCGAAAACAAACTTGCGCCGGTTGTGATCCACAAGATTAACCGTGTTATCAAGACGGAAATTATACCGATGGTGAACAAAGGCGGTGTGTGCCGGATCGTGGGTACGCCGCAGACCTATGACGACTTTTTCTTTGATGAGGAATTGCAAAAGCGGTTTGTTACCAACATCCGTGACAGTATGAAAGATGAGGCGAACCGTGTCGCCCTTTGGGTTGAGTGGCACACCTTTGACGAGCTTGAGCAGATCAGGCAGACCATCGGCGAAAAGACTTTCAACCAAGAGTACCGAGCAAAGCCGGCATACACCGAGGACAGCTATATACCCCGAACCAAGCTGATGAAACTGGTAGACACATCGCTCATCAACCAACGTGAATACACCGGCGAAAATGACGTTGTTGCCGGCTACGACATCGGCAAGCACACGCACCCTGCCCACCTTGCCGTATTTGAACGGTGGCGAAATGAGGAACTAGGCGTTTACTTCTACCGGCAGTTGCTTTCGCAGTGGTTTGATAATTGGGATTACGAGGCGCAGGTCAATCACTTGGTGGAAATAATCAGGTTATTCAACATAAGCCTTTTGCGGTATGATAATACTAGAGGCGAGTTTGAGGGCTTTGACGAGCAAGGCAAACTGCCCCGACAAATGAAACCTGTGGTCTTTGGACTACGCAGCAAAAACTCAATGGCTGCCAACCTAGATAGCGCAGTAACAGGGGAAAGGGTCACGTTCATCAATGACAAACGACAGCTTGACCAGATGTTAGCGGTAACGTCCGACCTGCAAGCCTTTGAAAGTTCAGAGGGACACGGCGATAGCTTTTGGTCGGTGTGTATGGCATTATTAGAGGAAAAGCAAAAGGAATATCGGGCTAGGACGATCTAACACTTATGGCAGACATACGAAAAGCAATACAAGTAGCATTTACCGGCAGGGCAATCAGCTCTACCAACAAAGCATTTATACCTAGCCTATCAAGCCTAGATACTTTTTGGGGTGTCGGGATCGGCAACCGCCTCAAAGGTTTCAAACTCAAGCCGGAACAAGTCCGTGCCAATGTCGGATGGGTCTTTGCAGCCAACAACGCTATCGTTGAGGCTTGCGCCGCCGTACCACTCACGCTTTATCAAAAGAAAAAAGACGGTGACCGTGAACAGATTTTTATGCACGAAATCCTTGACCTGTTCAACACACCAAATGCTGCCCACACCGGCGAACAATTTAGGCAGTTGCACTATACCTATATGAACTTGACCGGCGAAAGCTATATGCTCAAGATGATGGGTACAAAACCCCTTGAGGACAACAAAAAGTTGCCACAAGCCCTGCACATCCTACCGAGCCACGATGTTGAGTTCACGCTAGGCGATGGCGACTATTGGGCAAGCACTGTCAAACTAGGCGACACGCCGTACTCAATCAAGTCCGTGATCCGTGACATAAACCCCGATCCTTACAACCCATACAAGGGTCGTTCAATCATCGCCGCTAGTGCCGCCACCATTGACACTGACGAGCAGATGAAAGAGTGGAACAGGCGTATGTTCGCAAACGCAGGTCGCCCCTCAATGGCACTGGAAGTACCTGACACGATGGAAGATAAGGCGTTCAACCGTTTCAAAATGCAGGTTGAGGACGCAGCCACCGGCACTGAAAACGCATTTAAGCCAATGATCCTTGAGGGCGGCGCAAAGCTGACCCCATATATGCTTTCACAGTCCGACCTAGACTTTTTGGAAAGCCGCAAGTTCAGCAAAGACGAAATCCTAGCGATGTTCAGACTGTCGCCGGCTATGCTTGGTATGACGGAAAACGTGAACCGATCCAATGCCGAAACCGCCGAATACATCTTTGCCAAGTACGTTGTGCTGCCACGAGTGCGCCAATTTGTGCAGACGATGAACTCAATGCTTGTGACGCCGTTTGACGCTACCTTGGAACTGGATTTTGATAACCCTGTACCAGAGGACATTGAGGCAAAGCGTTCAGACGCTACCGCCGGCATTGACAAATGGTGGACGATCAACGAAGTTCGTGCGCTCTACAAGCAAGAACCACTGAAACAGGGCGGCGATGAATTATACCGACCACTCAACGAAGTGCCACTATCAATGCTTGGCTCTGTAGCCCCAACTGCCGGCACAGAGGACGCAGCAGATGATGGTGAGGCTGATAACGGTGATACGCCCGACAAAGGCGTGGGCAAGTCAAAAAAAAAAGACATAGCCAACCGTAAGCTGTATGGTGACGCAAAGGCGTTGCTCTACAACCGCCACGCTACCCAATACGAACGAGCATTTATGCTCACAATGCGCCGTGAGTTTCAAAAGCAGGAAACTACCGTACTAGCCGCCATTGAGCAACGGCAGCTTGGCAAGTCAATGGGCTACACCAAGGGTATGACTGACGACCTGATAAATTGGCAAGCCGCAAATGCCCAAGTTAAAAAGGCAGTGCAGCCATTGATTACCCTGATAGTCGGCGAAA